TGGTTCGGGTGGATGGACAAACAGCACCCGGTCGAGGACTACGCCGCCGTAGCGGAACAGCACGGGTGGGATGTTCCAAGGCGTGATCAAACCGTGACTGACCCGTTGACCGGACCAATCCGCGAAAGGGCTGGAAACCCGATGGATCCACAGGACGAAGGCGAACAGGACCGCCAAGGCGTCGGCATCGACGGAACCATGGGCGACGCCCAAGACGTCGCCCACCAATTCAAATCGTCAAGGCTGCACGGTGGTTGCCGACTCTGCGGTTTGGCCATCGGTGCGCGGGTGCATCTATGACTGACCCGTTGGCTGCGGCGCTCACTGGCATCCTCATCGGCTTCGCCGTCGCCTACACCGTCCGCCGCGCCTGGCTCGACTGGCGCTTCTTGCGCTACCGGAATACCCGGCTACGCCACCGCGACCGCGGCACTACACGCCAACCACCCAACGCACAATGGCCGCCACACCGACGAGGACACCGATGACCGACACCGCGGACGACGTAGTCGTGCACATCGCCACCGGCATCACCGCCGCCTGGTGGGACATGCATCACACCGTCCGCAGCATCGACTACACCCACGACCGCACCACCGGCTCACGCCCCATCCACCCGCCACGCCGAGACCCCGACACGCTCACCGCCTACACCCGAGCCCAGACCGCCATCACCCTCGCCTACGACACCGCCATCGCCGCAGGCGCACAACCCTTCTGGCCCGCCGCACGCCACACCAACCCCGCGCAACCACGCACCCTCCAACACGTCACCCTCAACCTCCGCCCGCACCTCCACCACCCCGACATAGCAACCCAACTCGCCGCAGCCGCCGAAGCCCTGGCACGCTGGTGGCGCCACGCGCCGCCACGCACCACACGCATCTGCCGCATATGCCGCGAACGCCCCACACCGCCGCGTCGCCGCCTCTGCTGGGCATGCGCCAAACGGCAGTACCGACGACGGCAACGCACACGAACAACCCCGTGACGACAACAGGTCATAGCCAAAGTGAGGACATCTTGTACGCTGTCGCGCAGCGACACTTATGCCAAGACGATCGAACTCCCCTTGCGCTGAGCCTGGCTGCGGACAAACAACTCGCGGGACACGCTGCGCGGAACATCAACGCAAGGCATACCAGCAGCACCGCGAACGCTACGGCTCCCGCCAAGCCCGCGGCCTAGGACGCGACCACGAGTTGATCCGCGAACAAGTCCTCGCCGAAGAACACGTCTGTTGGATCTGTCGCCTACCGCCACGCGACGACGACCCGCTCGAGGCGGACCACATCGTCTCTCGCCGCGAAGGCGGATGGAATCTCCGATCGAACTATCACGCTGCACATCGCTCATGCAACCTAGACCGCCGCCATCTCTGACGGGGAGGGGCGGGCGAAAAGTCGAACGTGTGTTCCTAGAGGACCACGCAGGTAGCCTCGAAGATGCCCGTGCAGAATCCTCTAAGGGCCTTGCGTGGTTACAGACGGTAACACGAAATCCTCAGGGGGCTGTGGTATCGATGTGCGTTGCAGCACGGTTGCAAGCTCGGCGGCGGCATCCAAGGGCAATGTGATCGTCACGCGGTCGTCTGCATACGCGATGTCTGTCGCCCACACATTGGTACGGAGGAGTTCGTACTTGAGTGCGCCTGCGAGTCTGAATGCTAGGTCATCCATCATGGTCACAGTATGAGCAATGCAGGTCGTCCTGCGAAGCCGACACACCTGAAAGTCCTGCATGGAGACCAGCCGTCGCGGATCAACCGCAATGAGCCGCAACCTGCCGAGACGGAGATTGTTCCGCCGTGGCCGTTGACGAAGGCGGCGCAGGAGCATTGGGATCGGATGGCGCCGGATCGGATCGCGAAGGGCGTGTTGACGGCGTGGGATGTTGAGGCGTTCGCGCAGTTTTGTGAGGCGTTGGCGATCGCGCGGCAGAAGATGTCGTCGGCTCGTCAGCGTCCGAAGCCTGGGATGGCGTCGCCGGTGTCGGAGTTCGCGCGGGTGATGCAGATTGTGTCGTCGTTGGGTGGCCGGTTCGGGTGGACTCCGTCGGATCGGGCGAAGTTGACGGTTGGCGAGGAGAAGGTGGATGTCAAGGAGCGGTTCGGCTCCTAGGTGCCGCTACACGTGGGACGACACCGAATGCGACGCGGCTGGTGAGCATTTCTGTGTTGCTCGGGCGGATCATGCGCAGGCGTGGTTCGAGGAAGTGTTGGTCCACACGAAGGGGAAGTGGGCGCGCACCCCGTTTGTCCTCGCCGGTTGGCAGCGTGACGACATCATCCGCCCGTTGTTCGGCGAGGTGCTGTGGGACACTGAGCATGAGCAGTATCGGCGGAGGTTCCGGATCTCGTGGATAGAGCTGGCGCGCAAGCAGGGCAAGTCGGAGATGCTCGCTGGTATCGCGTTGTTTCTGCTGTTTTCCGATGGCGAAGAAGGCGCAGAAATCTACGGGTGCGCCGCCGACCGCGATCAAGCGAGGAAGGTGTATGACGTCGCTGAGCGGATGGTGCAGTTGTCGCCGTTTCTGTCGAAGAAACTCACGGTCAAGTCGTACGCGAAGCGGATCATCTACGAGAAGACCGGCTCCTACTACGAGGTGATCGCGTCTGATGCGGCCGGAAACTTGGGGCATAACCCGCATGGGATCATTTTCGACGAGATTTTGACGCAGCCGAATCGGGGGTTGTGGGATGCGTTGCGGACGGCGATGGGTACGCGGGTGCAGCCGTTGATGGTCGCGGCGACGACGCCGGGGAATGATCCGGCGAGTTTCGCGGCGGTCGAGCATGAGGAGATGGTTCGGATCTCTGAGGATCCTTCGCGTGCTCCGCATGTGCACACGTTCATTCGGAACACTCCGAAGGACGCGGACCCGTGGGATGAGCGCAATTGGGTGTTCGCGAATCCTGCGCTCGGCGATTTTCTGAGCGTTGAGGCGTTGCGGCAGGAGGCGCTCGAGGCGAAGAACGACCCGACGAAGGAGAACAGCTGGCGGCAGTTCCGGTTGTCGCAGTGGGTGCAGCAGGCGGAGCGGTGGTTGTCGTTGCAGTACTGGGATCAGCAGCCAAACATTCAGATGGTCGTCGAAGACGACCTGGTCGGAGAGCTGTGTTTCGGCGGGTTGGACTTGGCGTCGAAGCTGGATCTGACGGCGTTGTGCTGGCATTTCGGACCCGACGACGAGACTGGGGCGCATCGGGCGTTGTGGCGGTTCTGGTTGCCGGAGGACCGGCTAGCCGATATGGACCGCCGCACGGGCGGGAAAGCGTCGGTGTGGACGCGTGAGGGCTGGTTGACGTTGACTGAGGGGGATGTCACGGATTATCGGGCGGTTCTCGACCGTATCGACGGGGACTGCGGGAAGTTCGATGTCTCCGAGCTTGGGTTTGACCCGTGGAACGCGCAGCATCTGATCAACGAGTTGAACGAGCGGGGGGTGTTGGACACGGTTGAGGTGCGGCAGGGGTACGCGTCGTTGTCGGCGGGGATGCAGGAGTGGCAACGTCTGATTGTGCAGGGCCGCTACTGTCATGGTGGGAATCCGGTGATGCGGTGGATGGCTGACAATCTGGTCGCCCGGTCGGATGTGAATGGGAATGTGGCGCCGGACCGGAAGCGGTCGCATGAGAAGATTGACGGTGCGGTGGCGGCGATCATGGCGTTGGGTCGTTGGCAGGCGCATGTCGACGCGGTGCCGCGGGTGCACACGTGGCCGGACGCGGTGTTGGCATGAGAGCTATGTCGTCGCTGCTTGAGGTGGTGGGGATCGCCGCGGTCGCGGTCGGCCTGGGGATGTGGACGCTGTGGGTGGGTGTGGTCGCCGGCGGCGTCGGGATGCTGGCGCTTGGCGTGTTGTTGGATCCGCCGCGTGCGGTTAGGCGCCGATCGTGAGTCTGATCCGACGGCTGGTCGAGCGTCGCTGGTTCGAACCGAACCCTGAAGGAGGGTTCTTCCCGGAGACCGGGACGATTTTCACTGGCGAGCCGGTGACCGAGCACACTGCGTTGAACCATGTGGCGTATTACGCGTGTGTGCGGACGTTGACGGAGGCGATCGCGTCGTTGCCGTGGGACGCGTACCGCAAACGCGACGGCTTCAGCGTGGAGGTGGAACCGCAGCCGCCGTTATTGACGCAGCCATACGTCGGTGACGCCGGCGACATGACCGACGTCGAGTGGAAGGGCATGGCGGCGGTGTCGTTGGTGATGCGCGGCAACTTCTACGGCCGGATCGTGGAACGCAACGCTTTGGAGTTCCCGACGCAGGTGATGCCGTTGCACCCGGATTGGGTGTCGCGGCAACGCGAACGTTCCGGGTCAGGTGGTCTGCCGACGGGGCCGGTGGTGACCCGTGTCGGCGGCGACCGGGTCCCGAACGGCGACATCCTGCATGTCCGGGGGATGATGTTGCCGGGCGCGTTGGCGGGGTTGTCGCCGTTGAACGCGGCGCGGCACGCGATCGGCCTGGGGTTGGCTGCCCAGCGATTCGGCGGCCAGTGGTTCGGCGACGGCGCGGCGCCGTCATCGATGTTGACGACTGAGCAGAATCTTCCTGAGAAGACGGTACGGCAGGTGCAGCAGAACTGGGTTGATTCGCACAGCGGCCGGCGGTTGCCGGCGGTGTTGACTGGGGGGTTCAAGTGGGAGCCGATCACGATCACGCCGGAGGAGTCGCAGTTCCTCGCGACTCGCGAGTTCTCGGTGAAGGAGATGGCGATGCTGGTCGGGTTGCCGCCGCACATGATCGGCGACACCGAACGCACGACTAGCTGGGGGTCGGGTATCGAACATCAGTCGATCGGGTTTGTCACCTATAGCTTGCGCAGTTGGTTGACGCGGATTGAGTCGGCGATGTCGCGGTTGTTGCCGCGCGGGCAGTTCGTGAAGTTCAACGTCGACGCCCTGTTGCGCGGCGATTTGAAGTCGCGGTATGAGGCGCATCGGATATCGCTTGAAGCCGGGTTCAAGAATCCCGACGAGGTCCGCGCGCTCGAAGACTTGCCGCCGATCCCTGGCGGTGTCGGGCAGGGGTACAGGCAGCCGTTGAACTTCGGGCCGTTGGGGACGGTCCCGGCGCCGCGTCCGGAGCCGACGATCACCCGCGCGAAGGTCGACGACGACCCGGATGCGCATCGCAACGGTCATCGCAGAGAAGTAGGTGATCCCGATCCCGTGGCACATTGAGAAGGGCGGCGGATCCTGTTCGGCGTCGCAGTGGGCGGTCATCAAGGACGACGACGGCAGCACGGCCGGTTGCCACGATTCGGAGCAGTCCGCGAAGGACCAGATGGCCGCGCTCTACGCCAACGAAGGTGGACGATCGATGCGGAAGCGTGACCGGCTGATCGACGCGCCCGAACGGCGCAGCATCGCAGTCGACGACTTCGAGATCCGCCAGCACGGCGACCTCCTCGATTTCCGCGGGTACGCGGCGGTGTTCGACATCCCATACGAGGTGTTCGGCGGCCCCCCGCTCGGGTGGGTCGAAACGAACGACCGCGGCATGTTCGACGTCACTCTGCGGGAGAAGCCCGATCTGCACCTGCTCGTCAACCACGAAGGTCTGCCGTTGGCGCGGACCAAGTCGGGCACGCTCACCCTAGGTGTTGACAGCAAGGGGTTGGATGTGCGGGCGCCGAACCTGGACCGTCGTGACCCTGATGTGCAGCGGTTGCAGGTGAAGATGGAACGCGGCGACGTCGACGAGATGAGCTTCGCGTTCCGCACGAAGAACGATTCGTGGAACGACGACGAGACCGAACGCCGGCTGCTCGAGGTGTCGCTGCACAAGGGTGATGTGTCGATCGTGAACTTCGGCGCGAACTCTGCGACGTCCGCGCATCTACGGTCGCTGCTGTCAGCGCTCGACGACTTCGGCCACGACAAGGCGTTGGCGGAGATCCGCGCCCTGGACGATCCGGTCGCGCAACTGCGGGCGGCGCGTGACACTATCAACGGCCTGTTGCGTGAGGCGACGAACCCTGATGCGCGTCCGCTCACATTGGCCGCAGCCCGCGGCATCCTCGACCGCACCTAACAAGTTTCTGCAATGCCCCGTCTGGCACTGACGGGTAGACGTCCGCGCGCCTGGCACTGGCAGCGGACGCGCAAGACCGGCTCTTGGCACTAGAGCCGGTATCGGCCTGGCACTGGCCACCCGCAAGACCCCACCTATCCCTACAACCCCTCGAAGGGGTGGCTTTGTCATGGACGAACGCTTGAAGAGGCTGGTCGCGAGACGCGAGCAGGCCGCGAAGGACCGCGAGAAGCTGGTCGCGCAACGCAAGGCGATCACCGACCTCGTGGAAGAGGAGAAGCGCGACGACCTCACAGAGGAGGAGGACGCCGAGTTCCGGTCGTTGACCGAGCAGATCAAGGATGTCGACGACGGCAACAAGGACAAGAACATCGTCGGGTTGCGGCAGCTCGACGAGCGGATCAACCAGATCGCCGAAGAGGCCAACCGCAATCAGGAACTTGAGCGGTCGACGGCGCGGATGCGTCGCGCGATGACCGAAGTGCAAGTCGGGTCGGAGGCGCGGACGTATGACCGCGGCAACGGACGGTCGTACTTCAAGGATCTCGTGCGCGTGTCGATGGGCATCGACGGGAATGGCGAATCGCGTTCCCGGCTGCAGCGTCACGCGGAGGAGGTCGAGACTGACAAGGAATACCGCGACCTGTCCCGCACGGATACGGCCGGCGGCTATTTCGTCCCTCCGATCTGGCTTATGAGCCAGGCAGCGGAGCTGGCCCGCGCTGGTCGCGCGACCGCGAACGTGGTTACGAACCAGGATCTGCCGCCTGGGACGGACTCGATCAACATTCCACGGGTCGCGACTGGTACTTCGACGGCGGCTCAGACGGCGGATAACGCGCCGATCGCAGACGTCGATTTGACGGACGATTTCGTCGAGGCGCCTGTGCGGACGATCGCGGGTCAGCAGGACATGGCGTTGCAATTGATTGATCAGTCGCCGATCAACTTCGATGAAGTGGTTTTCCGCGACCTGGTCGCTGATCTGGCGACGAAGGTCGATCTGCAGGTGATCTCGGGTACCGGGTTGACCGGGCAGGCGCTCGGGATCCGTGGCACCGCGAACATCATCACGATCCCGTATACGGCGGCGACGCCGACGGTCGCGAAGTTGTATTCGGTGATGGCCGACGCGGTGCAGCGTGTCCACACGCAGCGGTTCATGCCGCCGCAGGTGATCGTGATGCATCCGCGGAGGTGGGCGTATCTGCTGGCCGCAGCAGACACCACCGGCCGTCCGCTGGTGTTGCCTGCAGCGAACAGCCCGCAGAATGCGATGGGGGTCCTGTCGGCGGTGGCGTCTGAGCAGGTCGTCGGGCAGATGCATGGTCTTCCTGTGGTGACGGACCCGAACATCCCGACGACGGTCAACACGACGCGGGACGTGATCCTGATCATGCGCGCGTCCGACTCGATTCTGTGGGAGTCGGGGATCCGCACCCGGACGTATCCGACGCCGCCCGCGACCGCCGGCGGCCCGTCGACGTTGGGTGTCCGCCTCGAGGTGTACGAGTACCTCGCGTTCACCGCCGGCCGGTACCCCAAGAGCATCGTCGAGATCTCGGGCACTGGCCTGGCCGCGCCGACGTTCTAGCTATCCCGGCATGGGGGCAGCGGAAATAGCTGCTCCCATGCCCTCCAGAAAGGTTCGATCTATGAGTTCCGAGGTAGACAAGCATCTGCGTCGCGACGAAGACGCCGACCTCAAGGCCGCCTACATCGAGCAGTACGAGGCGTACAAGCAGGCCGGCCGTGACGCCGACGCCGACCATGTCGCCGGGATTCTCCGAGAAGCTTACGGCTATGACGCCGCCAAGTCCGGCGCCGAGTCGAAGAAGGAGTCGGCGAAGGCGGCTGCGAAGCCGGAGACGACTGCGGCCGCGAAGCCTGCGGAGGACACCGCCGAACCGCGCGCGCGCAAAACGCAGCTGAAGAAGTAGGAGCACGGCATCGTGAGTGTCATCGGTCTGCTCAGCTGGTATGACGAGAATCCGGCGTGGCTCGCCGAATGCGTCGCGTCGGCCGCGAAGCTGTGTGACCACCTGATCGCGGTCGACGGGCCCTATGCGCTGTTTCCCGATTCGACATTGAAACCGGCGAGCGGGCCGGAGCAGACGGAGACGATCCAGCGGACTGCGTCGGGCGCGGGGATGGGCTGCACGATCCATGTGCCACGCCAGGCGTGGTGGGGCGACCAGGTCGAGAAACGCGACTTCATGTTCCAGCTCGGCGCGACGGTCGCCGATCCGGGTGAAGACTGGTATCTGATCGTCGACGCCGACGAAGTCGTCGCCGAAGTGCCGGCTGACACGCGAGCCAGGCTCGAAGCCACGACATGCGACGTCGCGGAGGTGATGTTGTGGGAACGCAACGTCCACGACCGGATCAACGAGCTCGTCGACGCGTCCCCTGACTACCGGCATCCGCTGCGCAGGTTGTATCGCGCGCAACCCGATATGCATGTCGTCCAGGCGCATTATGTGATCACGGCGGGTGACAAGATCCTGTCGGGCGCGGAGCATCTCCACAAGCTGGAACCTGCGGAGTGGCTGACGGACGTGGTATTGGAGCATCGGCCGCATCAGCGGCCGTGGTACCGGCAGGACCAGAAACACCGATATTACGACGCGCGTGAGCGGTCCGGCGCTGAAGCGGTAAGCAGGATCGATGCTGCAGATTGATGCGTCCTATGGATTCGTGCGTGCGCGTCACGAGGAAGAGAACCGCGTTGTGCTCGGCGGCCACTTCGCCGGCCAGCACACCGACGTGGTCGCCCGCAGAAGCGTCGACGCCAAGACGTTGCTGTCGCCTGCGTGGGACGTCCGACTGTCAGCGGTCCTGTTCGACCGCAACCGCGCCACCGCCGGCGACTACTCGGGTCGGGTCGCCCGCGGGTTCGGCGGCGACTTCGACCCCGAAGTCATGGACGAATGGCTCGCGATGAACGCGACGTTGGGCGCCGAATCGATCAACGCGACCACCCGGGAACGGCTCGCCGCCGGCGACGCCGACGACGTCTACGCGGACCTCGCCGGCGGCCGACTCGTGCAGATCGCCGCATCCATCGCCGCGACCGCCGCGAACTTCGGCGCCCACGACGCAGCCCGCGCGTCCGGCGCCACCCTGAAAATGTGGCACGTCCGCTCCGGCAACCCCAGGTCGTCGCATTCGGCGCTCAACGGCGCCGCGATCCCGATCGACGGGGTATTCGGCAACGGGCAACGCTGGCCCGGCGACCCCGCCGGCGGCGTCGACGAAGTCGCGAACTGTCAATGCTCCCTGTCCTACGTGAGGATGTGAAGTGGCGGCGCTCTGGACCGAAGAAGAACTCGACTGCGCAACCCCGCCGGACGACCTCGCGGACCGCATCGATCTCGTCCGCCTGTTGATCGTCGATCTCGATTCGGCGAACCAGATGTACACCGACCCGCAGATCTCCGAGTTCCTCGAATCCGAATGTTGGGAAACCCGGTTGGCGGCCGCCGAAGCGTTGGATTCGTATGCGACGCATATCGCGCAGGTCGCCGGGCCGATCCGCGGGCTGCTCGACATACGAATCGGCGGCGAACAGTCCGCCGCCGTGCTGCGAGGCCGCGCCGACCGGCTCCGCTCAAGGGTGGTGTACGCCATATGACAACCGTCGACGAAACCGCCTTCACGACATGGGCGGAACCCGGCTGGGAAGCGTGGAACGCTATGTCCCCTGAGGTCGACTTCTGCCGGTTCGTTGGGATGCTCGCGCGGATGCTGCAACCCGCAGTAACCGTCGAAACCGGCGTCGGCGCAGGAAAGGTCACGGAACAGCTCGACCGGCAACGGACCCGATGGTTGGGATTCGAAGCTGACACTGCGTGGCGACCCGAAGACGCGCAGGACGCCGCGACACCGTCGGCGGAACAGATGACGTCAGCAGAATTAGTGATTCTCGACAGCGATCCGAATCACAGGTTCAACGAAATCGCATGCTGGGTCACTCACGGAAGGCCGGATTCAGTCTGTGTCATCCACGATGCCGGCAACGGCCATCCCGACTATTACAATCACCAGCGGATCCGAGAAGCCATCCTGCGTACCGGCATCCCAGGGATGTTCCTGCGGAACCCGCGAGGCGGCTGGGTGGGAATTCACCCGTGACGATCTCTACCGTGATCATGGCGCACCAACGCCGAAAGACATGGGCGGAAGACCTCGCACACGAGTTGGACGCCGAGATCGTGTGGGACCGCCGCAACGACCGGATCGGAACCGGCCTCCGCTGCCTGCAGGCGTACGACCCGGCCGCGACCCACCATCTGGTCGTTCAGGACGACGCGGTCGTCTGCCGCGACTTGATACCCGCGCTCGAGGTCGCCACCAAAGTCAGCGAGGACCGGATCGTCGGACTGTATCTCGGCGCCGGCCGGCCACTGTCGCGCCCACGGATCAGCCAGCTCGCCGCAGCCGCCGACCAGCGCGGTGTGGTGTGGATCTCGTGGCCGGGGACGATCTGGGGCGTCGCGATCCTCTATCCCGTCGCGCATCTCGATCGGCTCATCCGCAGTTATCGTCACGCCACGCAGCCACGTTATGACGGGAGAATCGAGAACTGCGCCCGCAAACACGGCAGCCGATGGTGGTACACGTGGCCGTCGCTCGTCGACCACCGCGACGCACCCGCGAACCCGTCGATCGCGAACGCCGACCACCCCGACGCGCGCAAGCCAGGGCGAGTCGCCTACCGGTTCATCGGCGCCGACCGGTCAGCCCTGGACGTCGACTGGACCGCAGGCGTCTACGAGACGAGGCGATGATCCGATGCCGTTGCCTTTGCCGACCGTGCACCCCAGACTGCTCGACACGATCGCCCGGTACTACCCGCACACTGTCACCGTCCAACGCGACACCGGATCGGGCCGCGACGACTACGGCGCCCCCGTCGAGGACTGGCAGAACCTCGCCGGCCACACCGGCATCGCCGCACGGGTCGTATCCAACGGGCCTGGGACCGGCGCCGGAGGTTGGTCAGGAGAGATCTACGCGCCGGACGGTACGTATGACGTCGACGGTCGCACCATGAGCCTGCGCGGTCACTTCCCGGGCATCACGGAGATGGACCGTGTGGTATGGGATGGCTTCGTGTACGAGATCCAAGCCGTCGAGTCCGACGCCGAAGGCGTGACGACGCGGCTGCGGGCACGGAAGGTCCGCTGATGCCGCCGCCCACCGTCCACGTCGCAGGCATCCCCGAGTTGCAACGCAAACTGCAACGGCTCGCCGCCGACGCTCCCGACCTCGCATTGCGGGCGGTCCGCGCCGGCGCAGCCGTGCTCGGCGAGGGGATGGAACGCCGCGCCCCCACCCTGTCCGACGAGTGGGAAGGCACGATTGCCAGGTCGATCCACATGAAACCCGCCGGGCCCACAGCGGTGCTCGTCGGCACCAACCACGGGTTGGCGGCGATCTTCGAGAACGGCGGCGAGATCACCGCGAACAAGAAACGCGTTCTCGCCTCCGAAGAACAGGACGCCGTGTTCGGCCGCACCGTCATCATCCCCGCGCAACCATTCATCCGGCCCGCCGTCGACGAGGACCGCGGGAAAGCGATCGCCGCGGTGAAACGGTCCGCGACACGCAGTCTCCAAAGGCGCACACGTTGAGATCACGGTCCGAGGAGCCACCCCCGGGGAGCGCGCCTAGCGCGTGGCTACCAGCGTACTGGTTGCGGCCGCCAACCCGCAGTTTGCGACGAATCGCATGGCGCCGTGATCTCGTAGATGAGGTTAGCAGTTGATCGAGAAGGCGATCGTCGAGCTGCTCACCCTGGCGGACACCCTGGCGGGCAACCGCATCGCGCCGCTCGCGCTCGACCGCGACCCCGGATTACCGTTCGTGACTTACCAGAGAATCAGCACGCCGCGGGAACTGTCGCACGACGGCGACCAGCATTACGCCGAAGCGCGCGTACAAATTAACGCCTGGGCTACCCGCACCGACACCGCATCGGGGTATCTGCAGGCCAAGCAGCTCGCCGACGAAGTCCGACAGACACTGCACGGCTTCAAAGGCACCGCCGGCGGTGTGACCGTCGGGATGATCCTGATCACCAACGACCGCGACGACCGCGACCCCCAAAGAAGCCTGGAACGCGTGATGCTCGACGCCGTCGGCAACTACCAGGAGTAACCCATGGATGCCATTGCTCACGAAGATGCCGTCCCCACCATCACGGGAACGCCGTGGTGGCAGCGTCTGGCGAATCCAAAGGTGGAGATCGTCGCGCGCTACACATTCGGTACCACCGTCACTGTCGATGATGTCGAGATCCGCGGCATCGTCAACGTCGAGTGGGCCGCACCTGTCAACAAGTCACAACGGATCGTCCTGACATTGGCACAGAAGAGCGGCACCACTGACCCAGCCGACATCCCCGGCGCCGTGTGGGTTCGCAAGCTGGAGGAGCCGGGACATATCGCCGTGACGATTTTCACGAATGATGTCACGGTCGTTCAGTACGACGAGACCGAGGCGTCGCCATGAGCGATTGTGAAGTCGAAGTCGCCAAATGGCGCGACAACGACCTGTACCGCTGCCACCGATGCAACATCCGCACCGTCGACGAAGCCGCCTATCTCCGCCGCTGCCACGCCCGCCGCGAACCACGAGCCACATCCAACACCGGGCTGCTCGGCCCAACCGGCCAACCGCTTCCATCCGACGAACCGCAGCCGGTCGGCGGAGGCTGGTACGAACTCCCGACAGGTGAGCGGGTTCAAGGCCGAGAAGCCGCCATCGAGGCGATGCAACCGACGTCGCACGATGAGGCCTGAAGAATGCGAACGGCCGCCGGTTTCGCATCGGCTCTCCCATGCGACCTGACGGCTGTTCTGGTGAGGGTCTTAGGGCAACCCCTCGCACCCGACTGGGGTTGAGAGTCCACTGCGAATACACCCGCGCGAGCCACACGACGAGCCGCAGACATCTCTCGGTCCAGCTATCGCGAACATAGCACCTAACAACACCTAGAGCACCAACCCGCAAGACCAAGGACGTCCCGGACCGGGGCGTCCTTTCACGTGAAAGGACCCCGCAATGGCAACAAAGAGTTCAGCGTTCGGCGCGAAGCTGCTGCTGTCCGACGGCGCACCCACCCCCGTCTACACCGAAATCCCCGGTGTGCAGGATTTTGGGTTCCCGCTCGGCTTGGTGGAAAACGAGGACGTAACTAGTCACGATTCGCCAGGCCGCTACCGCGAGTTCATCCAGACGGTCCGCGACGCCGGTGAGATCTCCGCGACCATCATGCTTGACGTCAACGATGTGACGCATCAGGCGTTGATCGAGGCCGGCGGCCAGTTCGGGTCGCAGCGGCTGCAGTTCGAGGCGCCGACCGGTGAGACGCTCGCTGAGGTCGACGCGTTCGTCGGGATGGACGCGACTGGCGCGTTCCCCGTCACCGGCGCGATCACAGCCAGTATCTCGATCCGCCCAACGGGAGAGGTCCTCCTGCCGTTCCTCACCCCGTAGCCCTGCACTGAGCAATAACCGGTGTACTGCGCCGGGGCAACACCAGTAATTCCCATCGTGCAAGGAGAAATGTCGCATGGTTGAAGATCCAGAGTTGATGAATGGCGCGTTGTCGCGCGACGCGATCTTGGGGTTCACGCAGGAGCCGTTCCCGATCTCCGCTTTTGGAGGCGTCGTCCATATCAAGCCGTTGTCGGGCGACGAACGCGATTCATACGAGGCGAGCAACCTACAGACCACGCGTGGAGGAATGACCAAGCTCGATCTCCGTCAGGCCCGCGCTCGACTCGCGCAGCTGTGCATCGTCGAACGCGACGACAAGGGTCGTTGGCGTCGCATGTTCACGAAAAGTGACATCGACAAGCTCGGGAAGTTGCCGGCCGCTGAGCTTGATCGTGTTACGGAGGCGGCGCGCGACGCGTCGGGCCTCGGCGATGAGCAGGAGGACCGCCTCGTTGATTCTTTCGACGAGGGGACCCCAGCGTTGCCTGGCGTGGCTTCGTCTTAAGGTTGTCGGCGCATTTGGGGATGTCGCCGCGGCGGGTGCTTTTGGAGCATTCGTCGGCGGAGTTGACGGAGTGGCGTGCGTTCGACCGGGCGGTGGGGTTGGAGTCTGGGTCTGATTGGCGTGCTGGGATGGTGATG